CGTGTGCCAGATTACCTAAACCACTCCAAAACCCTTCTTTTAAAATTTCATTAATCTTCATTACGTAATTTCCTAATACCGCGAGTGAATTTACTCGGGTCTTGTCCTTTGATGGCGTTGAGTAATCGACGCTCTAACTCGCCTGCTGTGACAGCATCGTAGTTTTCGTGTATGTGCTTGATCAAATTGATAGCACCGTTGATGATATTGTTAGCACGACTCTCAAGGAGGCTGTCCTTGTCTTTGTGTGTTAACAGTTCATCAAGTTCTGTTAGTATACTACGGGTGCGCTTCTGCACAATGATTACTCCAATTTAATGTATTTATCGAAGAATAAAATTAATTTATTATAGTATAGCACAGGTTAAATAACTTTACAATGAATGATTCCTTTTGCGTATTGCCGTTTTACAGCACCGAATATCAATACAACGGTACAACTCCGTGCTGTCTTGTGCCTGTCGGAACTGATGTTACATTATTACAGTCAGAGATGCTGGCCGGGCAACGTCCTAAAATATGCCAGCAGTGCTGGACATTAGAGGACCAAGGAATCACCAGTGACAGACAAATTAAAAATCAGACATTTGATTTTTACTCCAACAGGGCCATTGAACTAATTAAGCAAGATTGTTCAGAAGGCAAGTTCTCTGAACAGATTGTTAAAATAAACAGTTCCACGCTTTGTAACAGTACCTGCTTTACCTGTAAGGATCTTAATGCTAGTTCATCTTGGGCCACACTATTAGGAAAGAAAAAAGAAATAGTTATAAATCCCTGTGATCAATCTAAGATCAATTGGGCAGATCTAAAGATGCTGTCATTGTTGGGTGGCGAGCCTTTATACGATAGCGCAAACTTTGATAGACTAGAGCACTTAATAGCAGTAGGCAATACCAATTGCTTTATATCTATAGTTACCAATGGATCAGTTGAACTAACTGATCAGCAGTTGTCTATACTAAAACAATTTAAGAATTTAAATTTCTGTTTAAGTATAGATGGAGTCGGACCAGTGTTTGAGTACCTACGATATCCGCTCAAGTGGTCTAGACTACTGTCAAATATTGAATTGTATAGAAGTTTAGGCATACAACTAAGTGCTAGCTATACTATCAGTAACTTGAATATTGCCTACTACGATGAAACTGTTAGTTGGTTTGAATCACAGGGATTAGAATATAACCACAATGTAATAAACTATCCTAGACACTATTCGCCTAATGCGTTGCCTAAACACATTAAAGAATCATTAGGGTCTGTGGCACATCTATTCACCGAGCATACCAACGCCAATGACGCAGATTATTTAAAATTACTAGAAGATATTGAGTTACAGGATAAGTTAAAACATATATCCATACAGGATTACTTGCCTAAGCTAGTCGACCTTTTTAAGTCCAGCTAACATACTTTTAAGTTTACTACTATCCACTGAGGCTGTAATCTTAGGACTATCAGTTACTTCTCCTGTGTCTTTAGTTACAGTACTACCTGTTTTGATCTGACTTAATATGCTACCTGAGTTTTGAGGTCTGAATCCTTCTTGTCCTTCTTCACCTGGGTCAGTGATACGCATAGTTTCGATGTTGTATTCTAAATCAACTTTATGTCCTACACCAGTCGAACTACGTGACTTCATACATTGTAGTTGATATCTGCCACGTTCTTTCATAGCACGGCTAGTAAAGATACCAAACACGTTATCTGCTGTGTTGATCTTAGATATACCACCGGCGATATGACTATGGTCAAATTCAATTTCTTCAACAGCACTACGATTCAACTGACTCGCTGTTACCAACAACACGTTAAGTTCTTTACTTAGATTACGCAGTTCTTCTGCTACATATTTGTCTTTAATAAACTGATCGTTTGGATTAACCTTAACTGATACAGGCATAACCAAATCTAAGTAATCTACCATAACAAAGTCAACTTTGATGCCTGTTTGTAGTTGTACTTCTTTTAAGTAACTGCGGATATCATTTACGTTTGATTGTGCCGGCAATCCTTTAATACGATATTGCCCAGCTTTCTTGCTAACAAGTTTAACCTTAAGTTCTGTTGTGTCTATGTCCTTACGAATATCTTTGGTACTCATGTCAGTCAACATCGCATCTGTTCTAAGTGCGCAAAGTTCTTCGCTCAACTCTAAACTTACATACACACCACTTAGGCCAGCTTGTAACCAACTAAGCGCAATATTCATCATAACCAAAGACTTACCCGAACCAGAACCACCAGCAAAGATGTTTAGTTCACCGCGACTCATACCACCGTATAAGATACGATCCATGCTGGGCCAACCCGTACTTACCTGGCCGCCACTGTTGAAGTATTTGTTAATACGCAGTCTAGGATCCTCAAAGTAGTCTGTACCCATGTCTTTAGTCAAACTAATCTGTACAGCATCTTTAATTAGTTTTTCAACTGGATCAAAGTCACCTTTTTCCAGCATATCTGCCGCAGTTAGAATAGCACGCTCTAGCTCTTGACGTTTGGTAAATCCTTCAAACTCTGTCATAAACCAATTATAGTGGTCTTCTGTCAGGTCTGGCACGTGTTTGAGAACTACCTTGGTTACTGCTTCAATTTGATCTATTGTTGGGAGTGTCTTGTACTGTTCGCTGTGTTCTTTAACAAACCGTGCCGCTTCACGCAGACTTCTATCAAAGTTTTCAGGATTATAAATGTTCTGTACACGCACAAATGATTGTGCGTCTTGTACCATCATTTCTAAAAATAGTTTTTGTAGTTCTGGTGTATATTCAGTTGTCATATTATTAATTATACAGTTTTTTTCTCATCAATTCAATTTTAAGTTTGCTCGTTTCTTTACTATCTAAGATAGCCTTAAGCACAAACAGTTTACCATACTTAACCACAGCTTCATTGATATCTTTACAGGTTTCTTGCCATACAGGAAAGCTAGCACTCCATCCATATTCCATAGCATTCTGTAATAACTTAGCACCTGCCTTGTCGCGGTCGGCTACTACAATGACTTCTTTGCCCAAACTCTCAATGATTTCAGCTTGTGTTTCACTACACTCATTGCTCATAATAGCAACACCATCTATTGACATAGCATCAAACGGACCTTCACAGACAATAACAAATTTATTTTCACGTTTTTGATTATTGGTATTAAACACAAAGTTAGGTTCATAATGACTGTAATACTTGGGTTTAACCCCGTCTACAAAGGCGCGGCTTGTATAGCCAATAATCTTACCTTCCCAGATCATAGGAATGATCACACGTTGATGTAGACTGTGTTCTGTTGAGTCAGTCCAATAAAAATCATACTTGTCTGTATCAATGTTGCGATCTTTAACATAGCCAACTGCTGAATTTAGTAGACCCGGAACATTAGCAAAATCATCTAATAAATGATATGTAAGTATCTGTTGGAAACTCACAGCATCTTTAGGCAGTTCACGAACTTTGAACTCGATCTTTTCTTCTGGTTCTTTAATTTCTTCTGGAGCAACCAGCTCTCTAATACGGATGGCTTCTATTACTAAGCGTTTAACATCATTGTCGCTAGCACCTAACCAACTTAATAGTTTGCGAAACTTAAATGTTAAGTGACGCCCTGGTTGGAAACTTGCCTTAAAATTACAATTAAAACAGTGATAGCTTACACTGCCATCGGCATTAGCAGTTAATCCGCCACGACCTCTAGTATCAGGACTTTCACCGTTGTGGTGACAGCAGGGAGCATTAAAGCTCGTCCAACCTGTAGGGGTTGTCTTGCGTTTAGCAGGTAAAATACTTTTAATGAAGTCAGAGACGATATTCAGCATATAGTTATTATATACTGAATATTAGTTTAGGTCAAGCTAATTATGGATGTTCAATAGCCCAAATACGTGCTGCAAGTTGATTTAATGCGTTTGCTACTGTGTAAACATTGCTGGTCCAATGGACAGCATTGCCCATTGTAAATGAATCAATGTAAGCAGTAGTTTGTGTAGTATTATCCGGAAATGTAACAGTACCAGTATTGTCAAAGTACCAAATATGTGCGTTACCGCCACTAATACTATTGGCAACATTTAACTGTACTGCTACGTTAGATACAACCACACTACTTGTAACTGCGGCATTGCTATCTAATGCGTTCATGCCAATAATACCGTCATCTGAGCTGTTCAGTGATACCCCGTAATACCCTGCCGGTGCTAAATTGCCGTCTAATACCTCTGACTCTTCTATATAGCCGCCACTGGCAAATTCTATACGTGTGCCTTGTACTGTGATATTAGTTGCTGATAAGTTAGCTGAGATAGGTAAACTAGAGTTAATTGCTCCGTTAGCAACACTTAATGTAGCTCCGCCAATATAAATTGTACTGCCACTTAGATATAAATCTTTCCATTGGTTAGTTTCACTACCTAAACTATAAGTTACATTAGCACTTGGTACTAAATTACCAAATGTTGCTGTTCCGTTGGTTATATTAGCAATTAAGCCTGCTTGTACTGCGGCGTTACTTGTTAGTGTAGTAAGTGATC